AAGTGCGGCTATATTCTTCCGAGCGAGGAACACTGTGTAGGTCACCTTGATGTTGGCAAAGCGGCGGTTCGGATTGATGATGTCACCGCTCCTGCCGGGAATGGAAATGAACTCCGCATCGTATTCCGGTGCAGAGAACACATCCTTTTTCTCGATGTGCAGGCCGAAATCAGCGGAACTGCGGCCGTTGTAGGTGAAATAGCTCATGCGAATACCACTCCTTTCCGCTGGGCGAACTGGTTCGCCGTTTCCATGACTTCATTGGTGAGCTGACGGATGTCCTCACTGCTGTAATTGTTGAAATTTGTGATGTTCAGGGCAATGGTGAAAGCGGATGCCGCCTTTCCGACCACACCGTCCACGGCAGAGCGGATCGAGCCGTTCACGTCAAAGTCGGTGGGTAGAGCCGTCTGCATATCGTGGGCAAGGTCACCCATGACGCCGTTGATGTCCTCGGCCATACCTTCGGCGGCTTTGACCGCTTCATCGCCGTTGTCGTCAATGGAGCCTGCAAGACCCTTGACCAGCATTTCACCGACCCATGCCATCTCCTTCGAGGGCGAGTGGATACCGAAGAAATCGCAGATGCCGTCCCAGATGGATGAGATCCACCCGGACACCTTATCCCACAGCCACGAGGCAAGCTGGGTAATACCGCTCCACAGTCCCTTGACGATGTTGCCGCCGATTTCTACGATCTTATACATCAGAGAACCGAAGGCTTTCACAATACCCGCAATGATCTGCGGCACGGCCTTGACGATCTCCACGATGATGGTAGGCAGGTTTTCAATCAGCGCAACGAACAACTGCACACCTGCCATGATGATCTTGTCGATGTTCCCGACCAGTGCATTGACGATGCCGGAGATGATTTGCGGAATCGCCTGCACGATGGTCGTGATGATCTGCGGCAGGGCTTGAATGAGAGAAATCAGCAGGTCGATGCCCGCTTGAATAATGAGCGGTATCGCATTCAGCACCGCATTGATAATACCGTCAATGATTTTCGGAATGGCTTCCACGATTGCCATAATGATATCCGGCAAAGCAGCCACCAAGGATGTCAGAAGCTGAATTCCTGTTTCGATGATCTGAGGAATCGAATCCAGTAAGAAGGTAATGATACCGTTGATGATCTCCGGCAGAGCTGCAATCAGCACGGGCAGTGCATCCAAAAGGCCTTGCGCCAGCCCGGTAATAAGCTGTAAGGCTGCGTCAAGGAGCATCGGCAGGCTGTCCACCAGACCTTGTACGATGGTAACGATAGCCTGCACTGCTGCCGGGATGAGCGTAGGCAGTGCATCCGCAATGCCTGTCACAAGTGTAGACACCAGCTGAACCGCAGCCTCAATAAGCAGTGGCAGATTCTCAATCAGCGTATTCACGATGGTCATGAGCGCGGACACCGCCGCCGGGATAAGCTGCGGAAGCAAAGAAAGCAGCGTTTCCAGCACCTGCGAGAACAGTTCGGTGACTGCTTCCAGCAGTGTGGGCAGCAGTTCACCCACAGCCGTCAGCAGAGCATCCAGCGCCGCGGGCAGAGCCGCCACGATGTTCTCAATAACCGGGGTGATGTTCGCCACCACGGTCTTGAAGGCATCCACCATGTTGTTGCACAGCAGCTCCATGTCAGCGTCCGCATCACCAAAGCCTACGATGAGGTTCGACACGGCGGATTTCAGTGCATTGACAGAGCCGGAAATGGTGGCTTCCGCTTCCTTGGCGGTCGTTCCTGCAATGTCCATGCTCTCCTGCATGACATGAATGGCTTCCACCACATCTGCGTAGGAGGAGATGTCATACTTGACGCCGGATATCTTCTCCGCATCGGCAAGCAGTCGTTCCATTTCCTGTTTTGTGCCGCCGTAGCCCAGTTTGAGGTTGTCGAGCATCGTGTAGTTCTGCTTGGCAAAACCCTGATAGGCATTCTGAATGGAGGACATATCCGTGCCCATCTTATTGGCGTTGTCGGACATATCCGTGATTGCCATATCCGCATACTTGGCGGCTTTCTTGGTATCGCCGCCGAGGGACTGGATGAGGCTTGCGGAAAAGCCCGTGACCGTCTCCATGTACTCGTTGGCAGAAAGTCCTGCCGTTTTGTATGCGTTGGCGGCGTACCGCTGGATCTCCTGCGAGGAGTCCTTGAACAGGGTGTCAACACCGCCGACCAGCTGCTCATAGTCCGCATAGGCAGCGATGACCTCTTTTCCGAGCTTCACGGCGGCGGCACCTGCGGCAACAGCCACGGCACCGAGTGCCACACCTACGGTTTTGAGAACCTTGCCGAAGCCTTCAAACTTGCTGCCGGATTCCTCCGCAGCCTTGCCGCCCTCCTTGATGGCCTTCTCATTTTCGTCCAGCTCCCGATTCATGTCGTTGAGGGCGGCTTCGGCATTGTTGAGTTGGATCTGCCAGTTCTGGGTACGGCGGTCGTTCTCTCCAAAGGAGGTGGCGGCATTCTGCAGAGCCTTGCGAAGGGTGTCGATTTTTGTTGTCTGCTCGTCGATCTCTTTTCGCAGCACCTTGTTCCGTGCGGCGAGAGCCTCCACGGATTTGTCGTTTTTATCGAACTGAGAGGTGGCGAGCTTCATTTCGGAGCCGAGCACCTTGAATGACTGGTTGATATCCGCCAGCGCTTTTTTGAACTCCTTTTCGCCCTCAAGACCGATCTTCAGTCCGAAACTATCTGCCATTCGCCGTCACCTCCTTAAATGCCGTCTGGGATAATATCGTCGATGTAGTGTTCGTGAGCAGGAACAGCCTGCCCGTTATACTGCTTGTGACACTCCCATAAGTCCAAAAGCAATCCAAATGGCATCAGCCACACCTCATCCTGGCTGAGATGAAGATGGGCAAGGCCATAATAGAGAAGCCGGGTAAACAGCTCCGCATCGGAGACAGTTACCCGACTTGTGCGTTTTTTGAGTCTTTCTCGCTTTCCACATTCCGCTTGGTGCCCTTGTAGAGAGCTTCCGTAATAGCGGTTTTGTATCCGGCAAGGTCGAGGGGCGTGGTCAGAAGCTCCACCACATCCTCGGTGAGCGGCTCCTTGGGGTGCTCCTTGTCCTTGAGATTGTGGATGAGGATGTTCTGATTCGCCAGAAGCGTGATAAGCCACACGATCTCTCCGATAGCCATTTCAAAGTTCTCTGACTTCATCAGTTTCTCGCCGAGGTTTTCCAGACCGCCGTATCGACCGGCGATCTCCTTGGTGGCCTTGGTTGTGAGGAGTAGCGTGTACTCCTCGTCGCCGATAGTGATGACTGCGGTTCTTTCGTTATCCATTGTGCGTTACCTCCGTTAGCCCTGATTCTGGGGAGTTGTAGTATAAGTCGGCTCGTAGACTTCCTTATACCAGTTCGTGATAGTCGCAGTGGGCACATCGCCCTCCAATGCTTCTGCCTTCCACGGGTGTTTGCCGCCTGCGTCTGCCTTGTTGCGGCGCAGAATAGTGCCTTCAATGGTCGGCGTAGAGAAAGTAATGCTGTCGCCCTTGGTGGCAAGGTTCGTCGCCGGAATACCGAATTTCACTCGGTAGAGCCAGTAATACTTGTACTTGCCGTTGGACTTCTTGGCGCGGAAGCCCACAGCCACAGGGTCGCCGCCGTCCTCAGATGCGGAAATCAGCACCTTGTTTTTGTCGATGGTTGCACCCGTGAGGTCGGATGCCGCCGCAGAGCCGATATCGTCAATGCCAAGAGAGAGCGTGCCGGACTTGAATTCCTTCACAATCTCCGAAGCACCGTCGTCGGCGTAGAGCGTAGCTTCAGCCAATTCCACCGAAAGGTCGGCGGAGATGGCTTTCGCAAGCTGAGACGGCGTACCGTATGTTTCCTCACCGGCATCGTTCTCGGTGATTTTTGCGTAATACAGTCTGTCAAGACCGATCGTTGCCATAACTTATTCCTCCAGTTCGTAGATTTGCGCCACATCAGTGGCGTAGTGATGATAGCCGGTCTCGGTTTCAAAGCCGATGTACCGGCGGTCGGTAATATAAAAATCTGCACCCAGCAAGGCACGGACGAGTGCATTTTTCAGTTTGGTGTAGCTGCCCTTTGTGAAGAGGGACAGCCGTGCCTCCTGCGTTTCGCAGCCGGGAGCGTTGTCGGCGTGAAGCTCGAAGTTGTCCGACAGCGGCGTGATGACCAGATATGTGTCCGGTGCTTTGCCGGAGAACACACCCGTTTCCACTGGAACACCGCAATGCTCGGCGATGGTTTGTAAATCGGATAGCAGGCTCACAGCTTTTCCACCTCCTCGTCCAGTGCCTTGGTCATGGCATCGATGCATTCCTGCCGGGACGCCGTTTTCGCAGGTTTCAGAAACGGTTTTGCAGGCTGACCGTGCTTGCCGTATTCGAGAATGTTGGCAAGTTTGGCGTTGCTGCCGCCGTCCGAGCGAGGCTCGGCAAAACCGACCTTGATGTCGTGGTTTCCGTCCCGGTTCAGCTTGGAGGGAGAAAGGCCGAGTGCGCCCTCCAGTTCGCCCGTGGTGCGGGATTTGAACTTTGTCCCTCTGCCAATAACGGAGGAGAGATTGCTCTTGACTTTTTTCAGCACCACCTCGCCACCGGCCTGCAGGACGGTATCCGCAACGCTGTCAAAGTTGCTGCCGAGCTTGGAAATCTTCAGAAGGAAATCCTCCGGCATTTTCATGTCACACTTAGCCAACGGTCGGCACCTCCTTCTTTGCCAGCACCTCAATGTACATCCCACGCCCCTTTACATCCTCCACGGACACAATGTCGTAGCGACAGTCATCGTAGATGAGAAAATGATCGGTAGTGACCGTCAGCCCAGGAATACACCGAAAGCGGAACAGGTCGGTCGCTTCGCTGAATGCAGCGAGGTTCGCCCAACGCTGACTGCCGTGCCGACCTTCCCGATAGACACGGACGGAAGCGAGGACTTCATTCTCGGAATGGATGAAGCCCTCGCTGTCCTTGACTTGGCGGATTTTTACGATGTCGGCGAAGCCGTTTATTTTTCCGAAACTCATGCTCACACCTTCCAATCCCGGTCAAGCCGCAACAGCAGATTGACCGTGTTCCACACCTGCTGTGCCGCTCCGGTGTTATCCGCAAAAAAGCCGCCCGTGCTGCCGTCCCGGCTTTCGTAGAAGTGGGATGACAGCATGATAACGGCTTGCTCTGTGGTGGCTGGCATGGGATTCTCCTTATAGAACCCCTCCGGGATGTGCTGGTAGCTTTCGGCGTAAGAAACAGCGGCGGTGATGTAGCCTTTCAGCAGCTCATCATCCGCCGTGTGTTCCAGGATAAGGTTGGCTTTCACTTTGGAAAGAAGCTTGTCCATCACCGCCGCCTCCTTTCATTAGGTGCCGGAAGAGGCAGTGCCCTTCTGCTGCAGCACCTTGATAGCTTCGGGCAGAATGAGCTTGCCGTCCAGGCGCTTGGATGCAATGAAACCGATCTGACCAGTCTCCGCAAAGCGCTCGTTCAGACGCTTGAAGGTAATACCCAGGCGGTCGCCGATCCAGTAGTAGTTGAAGTCGCCGAAAGCAACGGTCTTCTGACCAGCCGCCAGCTCCGGCGCATAGGGAGAGGTGTAGATACGCTTGCCGAGCAGCGTATCAAAACCGCCTTCGTGCAGAGCGGGCTGCCACAGATACTGTCCGTTGGAGTCCTTCAGCTTGCGGATGTTCTTCATGGTGGAGTCGTTCAGAAGCCACACGGCATTCTTGCGATAGGCGCTGTTCAGAGAGTAGAACAGGTCGATCAGCTCGTCTGCGGTGATAGCGGTCGCGGAAGCCGCCGTGACGCCAAGCTGACCGCCGCCCGTGGCATTGAAAATACCCGTGGGCTTGCCGCTGCCGTCGCCGGTGAGGAACGCCTCTTCCTCCTTGTTGCCGATGCGACGGGCAAACTCGGTGCGGAAGTAGTCTTCCAGCTCAAAGGCAGAGTCGTTCAGAAGCTCCTCGGACACCTTGATCATGGTAGCGACCTTGTGTGCGCCGATGAGCTGCTGACCGAAAGCATCGTCGCCTTCGGGAATGGTGCCTTCCTCATCGACCCAGGCGGCAGTGCCCTTGGTGGCGACGATGGGGATCTTGTGACTGCCGGAGGCAGTGGTAATGACATGAGCCAGGCTCCTGACCACAT